TCAAAATGGTAAAATATATAAACTTTGGTGTATGGAAACCGATTTAATCTATATTGGTTCTACTTGTAATCATCTATATAAAAGGTTAAGCGACCATAAAAAGAAAACTAATAATTGTAATTCTAAAAAACTATTTGAATTATCAAATAATGTTAAGATAGAATTAATTGAAGAATACGCTTGTAATAATAAAATGGAATTAAATAGGAAAGAAGGAGAACATATTAGGTTAAATAAAGAAAAATGTATTAATAAGATTATTGCTGGTAGAACTAAAAAAGAATATTATGAAAAAAATAAAGATGAAATAATTTTAAAAAATAAAGAATATTATGAAAAAAATAAAGAAAAATATAAAGAATATAATAAAGAATATCAACTAAATAATAAGGATAAATTAAAAAAATACTATCAAAATAATAATAAAGATAAAGAATATTATGAAAAAAATAAAGATAAAATAAAATTAAGAAAAAAAGAATATTATGAAAAAAATAAAGAAATGATATTACAAAAATTGAGAGAAAAAAGAAATAATAAAAAAATTGAAATAAATAATATAAAATAATATAAAGAAATAATATATTATTATATATAATAGACTATGAAAACTCACACTGATATTATCAATATTGTAAAAGACAGGCTTATCAAACAAACAGATGAATACAAAAAGACTATATTTGACGAATTAGAAAAAGCGATAGAACTAAATTGTGAAGGAGCAACCAAGACAACTTATTTAGCAAGGGTTATATCATTAAAGAAATTTAATAAATTCCCTTTTAATAATGATTATAGAAATATATTTGAATATATTGATTGGGTTAATCCAAACGGACATTGTAGTAGTTCGTGTAGCATCTCCAACAATTTTTTGAAATTCTGTAAGTTATCGCCTTTATTTGAAAAAGATTTTGGAGAAGAGAACCACGAAAGTATATTATCTTTAAAAAGTGCTTTAGATGCTCAAGCCAGAATTAATCAAAAAGAAAAAAAAGAAACTGACGTATCGTGGGAGTTTTTACAAAATTTAGAAAAGAAATTATATGATCCTAAAAGCGATTATACTCGTGAGGATAAATTATTATATAAATTATATATTAATCCAGGGATAAAACTAAACCCTCGCAACGATTATGGTAATGTTAAGATTGTTAATGATTTACAAGATACAAAAGATAAATCGTGTAATTATTTTATTAGAGGTTCTAATAATATTATATTTAATGAATATAAAACATCTGGTAAATATGGTTCTATTATAAGAGATGTACCGAAGGATATAGTAGATTTTATTAAAACTGATAATAACTGGTTATTTGAGTACCAAGACAAACGAAGAACTGATAATAATATGTCTAAATTAGTTCAAAGACTCTTTACTAAATTAGCATCAGGACAAAATATTACTATTACTACTATTAGAAGAGCATACGCATCACAAATACCCACAACCGATAATGTAGCGGAGATTATGGAAGAAGCAGAGAATATGATGCATAGTTGTGCGGTTCATTCTAATTATCAGGTTAAAGAAAATGATGAGGGAGAGAAAATAAAAATAAAAGTTAAAAAAAATAAAAAATAAATAAATAATAATAATAATTAATTTTTAAAAATAATATTTTTTTTTATTTTTTTAAAAAATTGATTTAAATATATTCGTATATTATATAGTGTAAAAGCCAACATGGCGAGTGTTGATCTCCAAGCGTATGTATTTGATAACAAAGAACAACTCCCTGATGGTATTTATAAGGGACTTCAAGATCTATTACAAAAAATACACGAAGAGGAAGTAGATAAAGAATTATATGAAGTTAAGTATATTGAAATTGAGGCTACAAGTAAAATAAAAAAATCTAAATATAAAAAAGTAAATTGTAAACTTGATTATGATTGGGATAGTGAAAGTGAATTTGATGAAGAAGAGTTTGGTGATGATAATGATCCTGATGCTGATGATGAATATGTAAAATTTGCGAAAAAAAGAGATAATTATAATGTTTTTACAAATAATAGTAGTTTAACAATTACTGATGTTTATACTAAAATTTGTAAGACTTGTGAAGAAAGTCGTACAAATTGTGATTATTCAAATTGGTATAATAAAAATCAAATTGAAGATCGTGTTTATGGTGTATTTAAAAAAAATGGTGTATATAAAATACGCACTCCTGGTATTAAAAATATATCACGAAATCCTCATCATAACACGATTGCCGCAATTGAAAAAAGTATTGTTATTATTGATATTAAACCATATAAACCATAAATAAATAATTTTATATTATATATTAAAAATAATATAAAAATATTCTCTCATATATATATAGCCAAATGGTATATGTAAAAAAAAACCTTCCATCTCGTTATTGGGTTAAAGACGATAATGGTAATATTGATAGATTTAATTATAATAGAGAATGTCTCCGTGATCGTATGGTAGATCGTTTAAGCGTCCCATGTATATCTACCAGTATTAAATATGGATTTACTGAAGAAGATTTAGTTCCCCTTTTTGATAGATATTTAGAAATAGTTAAAAGCGGTGTTGTTCCAGAATGGACTCAACAAAAAAGGTATCCTAAAAAAAAAGTGGTAGAATTAGATAATGTTAGTGAGATTAGTGAAACAGATACAGAAGATAGTTTTTTTTAACATCTGCATAAAGCACACTTATCCAGTTTAATTAAACAACATAAATGATATGCGTGTCCGCAGGGTAATAAAGCCATACATTTTTTACAGCATATATCCTCTAAACATACAGGACATTGTAAAGTTTTATTACATTCAGTAGCCATATCAAAATAGTTATTTTTTAAGTAATCTGCTACTATGACTTTTGTTGGTTGAGGTGGAGGTGCTGATACTAAATGTATTGTGTTTTGGGCTAAATCATTTATTTCTACTGGTTCTGCATATTCTACATTTGTATTTCTTCTTCGGGGCATTCTTTACTATTACATAAGATATTATTATTAGATGGTAATTTCATATATTCCTTATAATAATTTTTATAATATGCGACTTCCCCACCATATTCTTTAAAAAACTCTTCTTTATGTAATCTTTCTAACTTTTTACTATAATAATGATATTTATATCTGTCTTTATATCTTAAATAATAATCTTGATAATATTCTGTTCTTGATAAAGAACATTTTTTAACCATTATATAATTTTAGATAATTTATTTTCTCTCATTTTTTTAAAATTGATAAATAATAATTTTATATATTGTATAAAATTATTAACTTAAATATAAATTATTTATATATATAAAAGATGGCTATTGAGATTAATGAGCGTGTTAATGGTTTAAAAGCGAATTACTTATCTGATACATTAACGTTAGACGATTTTATGAAAACATTTAAGGGAACAAAAGTAGAAGGTAAAAAACAATATGAATATGTAAAACATTATCTTCAATCACGTGCAGATCAACCCGAAACTGTAAGCGTATATAAATATGTTAATGGTAGAAAAGATGGTAGATTATATTCTGGTAATTCTATACAAAATTGTACCACTGATATTAGAGGATTTTTATGTGATGGTATTTCTACTGATATAGATATGAAAAACGCTCACCCAGTAATATTAAAACAATTATGTGATAATAATAATATATTATGTCCTTACTTATCTCTTTATTGTAATAATAGAGAAAGTTGTCTGGAAGATGTAATGAGAGAATGTAATTGTGAGAGAAATGAAGCAAAAAAAAATATTTTAATTTCTACTAATAAAAATAAAAAAATAAAAACAAATTGTGAATTTTTAAAAAATTATGATAAAGAAATAAAAACTATACAAAAGAAGTTTTTAGAAATTAATGATTTTGGTTATATTAAAGAATTCGCAAAAAAAGAATATAATTTTGAAGGAAGTTTTATTAATCATGTTTTATGTATTCACGAAAACCAAATATTATCTGCTATGAGAAAGTTTTGTGAAATTAATAAATATGAAATTCAAGGTTTAATGTTTGATGGATTAATGGTTTATGGTAATATGGATAATGATACATTACAACTTATGCAAAACTATATACACGAAAATACTGAATTTGAAAGTATAGAATTATCAATTAAACCACACGAAACTACATTTACTTTACCAACAGATTATAAAGTAAAACCTAAAATATATTATGAAGATTTAAAGAGAGAATTTGAAAAGAATAATTGTAAAGTAGATAATTATTTTATATGTGAAAAACACGGAAGAAAAATAGAATATAAGAGAGACGGATTTGCTATATTACATGAAGAATTACAATTTTATAATCCAAAAACAAAAGGTGAAAATAAATGGGAACCATTTATTTATGAATGGTATAGAGATGCAAGTAAATTAAAGTTTGATTATGCTGAAAGTTATCCAAAAAAAACATTATGTCCCAAATGGTGTTATAATATGTGGAATCCGTTTCCAGTTGAAAGTATGGATAAACAAGAAGATACAGAGAGAAATGAAAAAGCATTACAGATGTTTTTGGGACATATTGATGTATTAACTAATTTCAATAAAATACATAGTGATTTTGTTTTATTATGGTTGCGTCAAATGTTTCAATTTCCAGAATATAAATCTATTGAATTAATATTTATTAGTAAAGAAGGAGCAGGTAAAGGAACTTTCCTTACTTTCTTAAAAACTATGATGGGAGGTCAGAGACGAGTTTGGGAATGCACTGATCCATTACGAGATATATTTGGTGATTTTAATGATAGTATGGTTGATGCTATGTTAGTTTGTTTTAATGAATCAAGTAAAGCGAACTTTTATAATTCAAATGGTAAAAAATTAGGATTAATTACAGATGAAACTATTAATATTAATATGAAAGGTGGTAGGAAATTTCCTATGAAATCTTATCATAGATTTATATTATTTTCAAATAATGTAGACCCCAATAATAAAAATAAAAGAAGAGATTTTAGTATGCGGTGTAGTGATAGTAAAATTAATGATGTAGAATATTGGAAAGAAATAAATGATTATGCTAATGATATTAATTGTTGTAAATATATTTATGATTATTTAATGAAGACAGAAGTTCAATCACGCATAGGTAAAACTGATATTCCAGAAGGTGAATATGATAATTTATTAATAGAATCACAAAGACATCATATATTTGATTGGTTAGATCATTATGTTTGGTTAGAGAAAGATGATTATTTGAAAATAGGTGAAAATTATTTATTACATTATCCCACTTATGAGGTATGGGATAATTATAAAGATTGGTGTAGTACAAACTATATTAATAGTACATATAGATTAGATAAACAACCATTCGCTATGAAGATTTTTGGTGAAAATTATAAATCTATTACCAGAAAGGTTAAAAAGTTTCAAGGTAAAACACAAAACGCTTTCCAAATTACATTTCCAGATGTATTTAATGAGTTAGGGATTGATATAAATCAACAAGATGATGATTAAGTATAACTTTTAATTTAAGTATAACTTTAAGTATAACCCATTTTTATTACGATTGATGGTAAGAAATATATATATGGTTATACTGGTTATACTTGTTATACTTAAAAGTTAAGATAGATTAAGTAAAGTAAATTTATTTTTACTTTTAAAGTAAAAAAGTTTTTAATTCCCATATAAGGTAAATTAGGGGTTTAAGGGCATAACTATAACCTATGTATAACTTTCCAACCATCAGTATAGAATATCCGTTATAAATAGATAATTATTTTAACAATATATTAAAATAATTAATTTTTAGAGGTTTCAAGGTCATCAAACATATTATTAATTAAAAAACACAGACCTTTCATGTCTTCTTTTGCTAACTCTTTACATTTTTTATGATATTTTCTCTCTGTTATTTCATTTTCATTCTTGAATTTTATAAGTTTTCTTTTACAATATTTACATATAGGTTTTTCTTCCATTATTTATATTTAATATAAAATAGTTTTTTTATATTAAAATTTTATTAATTAATATATTATCTACCAAATCTTGTTCTATGATTTCTTCCTTGAGTAAATCTGGCTAATTGTGAATTATGATCTATTTGTGGTATTACATTTTTTTCAACTTGTTTAGGCTGGACTGGATTATGCTTTTCCACTTCTGGATTTGTTTTCTTTTTATCTTCAAGTAAAGACATAAGTTCATTATACTCATCTTCGGTATATTTTACATGTATTTTTAATTTATCTTCCTCTTCTTCTTTCATCTTGGCTTTTATCTCTTCGTATTTTTTCTGCATTTTCATAAATTTACTAAACTTCTCTAATTGTATTTTCTCTTCTATCTCTTCTTCGGTTCTAATTTTGAATTTATCATAATAAGCATCTTTCTTTTTTGCTGGTTTTACTGGAAGTTTTTTATTTGTTTTTTTTTCTACCTTTTTTACAGGTTGTTCTTCTTCTACTTCTTCTGTATTTTCTTCTTCCTCGTCCTCCGAATTATTTTTAACAGATAGATTATTTTGTGCTTCTTCGTCTTTTTTTTTTTGAATTCTGTCTATGGCTGCTTGTCTTGCTCTGGCGAGGTGGTTTTTTTGTTTCTCTGATACTTGTTTCTTTTTAACAAAAGTTTCATCATCGGGAGATAATAAATCAATAGGCATATATATTATAAAAATAAAAAAAAATATTATTTTTTACAAATAAAATATATATTTAATTTATAATAATGTCTTATCAAGATTACGCTAATATTATTTCCAGTTATGATAATAAAGCAAATGCGAGGAGAGAAGCATCAGAGGGTAGATACGCTAACTTTTCATCAGGATTTAGGGAGCGTGGTTTAGCAGCCTTACAACAAGCAGAAGACCTTGCTAATGAAAAGTCTAATCAATTAATCTCAAAGGCACAAACATCAGCATTAAAAGCGTTAGGATTAGAAGAGGCGGATAGACAGAAAGCAGAAAGTATAGCGACAACAGGTATCATAGCAGCACCAATTATTGATAAGTTATTACAGGCAAAAAGAGCAAAGGTTGATAAATCAGGAAAAGTAATAAAATCAACAGAGACAACACAGGGAGGACCTACAAAAATGGAACAAATAGATCAAAAATTAAAAAACGCAAAAGAAATGAGAGATAAAGCAGATGCGAGAAGACGAGTAAATACACGAGAGGGTAGAGGTACAGAGATGAAAGAAGCAAGAGAAAGAGTACAACCACCAGAACAAAATATAGAACCAGGTAGAGCGATAGGCGAGGACGCAGGTCAAGAACTCGTAGGACAAGAAGCAATAGATTTGGAAGAAGCATTACCACAATTAATAAAAGAAAATGAAGCGAGACGAGCAATACAAAGAGAAGGAGGTAGTACAGAAATGAATATAATGAGGGAAGGAACATCAGGAGCAGGTGGTTCAAGACCACGAAGCGGAAGAAGAGGATTTGGAAATCAAAAATCAGCAACAGATACATCTGCGAGAGGAGTAGATATAAGTATAAAAAATGATAATTTAGATATATTACGACCACCAACATCAGAAGGTGCTGGTTCATCAACTGACCCATTACCAACACAATCAGCACCGCCAACTCAACCAAGACCACAAGAAGCACCTATGCCGAAAACAACCATAGATAAATCAGTTCCAGAATTATCTCCAGATATTGCTCCAGAAACACGAGTTTTAACAAGAGCAGCAGAGAGAGAAGTTCAAGCAGCAGCAACTAATATAGCAGCACCAGAAGCAGCATCTAATATAGCAACTCAACAGGCAGCGGAAACAGCAGGACGAGTTGCGGAACAAACCGCAGCGGAAACAGCAGGGGAAGCGATAGGAGCATCACAAGCATTAGATGAAATCCCAGGATTAGGTCAAATCACTGCTTTAGCAGGAGGAATTTATGCACTCGGCGAGGGGTTACACTGGTGGGGAGGCGGAGACGATAAAACTCCAATACCAACAAAACCAACAATATCTACATTTCAAACATCAGGAACAATATCCAAACCTACATTTAATACCATGTCTCGTGCGTTAGCAACTCCTACTATAAATTCTGGAATTATGAGATGAGAGAAAAAATTATTATTTTTAAATATAAAATAATAATTTTAACAGATAGATTTTACTGTCTTTGTAGTTGAGTAACATGATCTTGGATAACCACTTGACCGTCTTTCATGCTAAACATCTTAACAACTTCACAGAATGTAATGTTATGTAAATCACAATTCATATCATTATTGTAATACCAATTTACTAATAATTCCATTGGTTTTTGATTAACTAATATGCTGTCTTGATTGCTGTCTCCATAAACAGTAGATAGATTTATTCCTAAAAAGTGTTGGAAGGCTGTTAGATTACGATCTAATTGAATACCTCCCCAGAAGTTATAATCTACAGGATTATCAGGGAAGAAACCACATAGATTTGCTTTAAACTGATAACCATCAGAGGCAACACCAGAATTAGATCCATTAAAGGAATAAAGCCCACAAGCAAGATTTACAGGAGATCCATAAACATATTCGCATTCATTAAATTTAAGAGCATTACTAATTAAGTCTTGAGGGAAGTGTAATTCATCATTTACTCTTATCTGTATATCGTATGGACGAGGCGAATTAACGAGACCGTATTTACCGTATAAACTATTACTGAAAGCACCAATTATTTGTGGTAAATTAACATCTGTTAATCCAGTAGTAGGATTTACAGCAGTAGCATTTAACCCAGTATAGTCAATACAGTTCCAGCAGGTAAATATATTTTTTAATGAATAATTAGATACAGGAATTTGGAAGTTTAATTTTTTAGGGGTAGTTGTTCCAGCAGCAGGAGTTCCGCCCTCTGCAACAGTTAATTTTGGTTGGAAGTTATTAACACTAATTAAATCAGTATAGAGTAGAGCCATACCTTTTGAGGCATTCATACTCTCTTCTATCTGGAACATTCTGGTATCAGTATAATACAAATGATCGGAAAAGAGAAGACATGTGTCTTTTACAAGAGCAGCAGTAGAAGTAGCACTTGCTCTCGCACCATCTGCTCCAGTAAATACGGCAAGAGAACCATAAGAATTTGGTGAAGATGTTTCTGTACCTACTGTTTGTTTATTAAATGTAAGTAATATTTCAACTGGATCTTTAATTAAAAATAATGGTAGTTCTAAACCTCCGTCAGATAATACTGGAAACAGATCTCCTAATTTCACAGACCATGAAGGCGTTAAAGCAGCATCAGTAGATAACTCCATTTCATACGGTAATAATACATTACCAGCATCTAATGGATCAGGAAGAGAACCAGTTGGTTGTAAAAAGCCAAAAGCAGCATTACTGCTTGTAACACCATCTGCTCCTACGGCTGTGGGACTAATGACAGTATTTACACCATTTAAATATCGTGTATAAGAATTTCTGTAAGAGGCAGTATCATACGATTTAGTAATACTTCTAAATATAGCCATATTGTCTTGGACTGATATTCTCTGGCTTCCAACACGAAGTTCGGCTCTTTTGATTAAACTAAATATTCCTGATCCTATTGGGAGCATACCACCTGTTTTACCAGCAGTTAATTCAAATTGAAAATAAGAATCTCGTGATAAAATACCTTCGTTAGGCAAAACAAATTTTGCTATATCATCGGTAATTGTGATAGGTTCTAACACATTAGATTGTATATACATAGACATATCGGTGTCGTCAGTAGTATCTAAAACGAAGTCTTGTAGATTACTCATTTTATAATATAATAATAAAATAAAATTTTATTTTTTTATTATAATTTTTAATAATTAAATTATTTATTCAATTACATCAATTCCCATTGGGCTAAAATTTAAAACATTTCTCGCTCTAAAGAAACTATAAAATTGATAAGGAGTGCCTCCGTTAAGCCCAGAGTTAATTCTAACAGCATAATCTTGCATAGAATAATCCACGCCTTGTTGGGCGGTATCAAAAGCCGTTCCTAATATAAAATCACTATTAGGGTCTGGAACTTGATTACGAGTTAAGCCTTTTTGTTGAAGCCCAGCAAATCCAGAAGCATTATTAAGTGATACACTTGTCTGTGGAGAAAGCATCATGTGATCGTTTTCAAACAGAGTAACACTATTAAGAGCGGGTTGGATTATCATAGATTGCGGATTTACTATGCTTTGTGATTCAGAATCTAATACGCTATTGAAGGGAAAGAGAGAACCACCTTTAAAGTATTGGACTGTATTGACAGGCACACCAGTTCCAAAAGCCGAAGCAATTGTATTAATTGAAGGACGAGTTAATGCTAAACTATCTTGAGATATATTATTAGTAAAAACAGCAGGGATCATAGAATGAGTAACAGAGATAAGGTTTTTCAATCCAGTTCTCATAGTTAGAGTTTGATCTGATGATATAAGGGTGCTATTCATAGAGTTAATGGTATTGAAAGATATCTGCCCCGATGAAGGCATAGAGTTATAAACACTATCATTGGGGACATATACATCATAACTTAAAAATACATTAGATAATTGATATTGGAAACCAGTAGCACTCGCAGCAACAGGAGTTGATACTTGACCGCCATTACCATTACCATCAGCAAGAATAACATCATAAGGACCGAGAGCGTTAGCGTTTTGTGTTAGTAGAATATTAATAGTACAACCATGAACGCCTTTCTGTGATAGATTAATAACATTATTACCTCCTAAAAAGCCAGTTTTCATAGGAACACTAACTTCAACAGGAACATTATTCTGTCGTGCCGATCCAGCCGATTTAGTGGAGTATAATGGATCTTGACCTTGAATAGTATTTAAATAATCAAACTGGTTAATCTGTTGTGGATTAGCAGTTGCTAAATATCTGTTAAAGTTTAATACAGTTTCAATATTGCGTCCATTTAAAGTTTGACAATTAATTTGCTCTACAGTTGCTAAACTCCCAACTCGGTTGGAAACCGCAAATCCATTCTGGGCGTTTGTGGCAGGATAATTATTACCAGGTGAGTTTGTAACAGGGACATTACCAGTAGGATTAATAGTTTGGAAAGTATAATTTAATTTTAAAGTTTTTGGATCTAATAATCCAGGAAACGATCCTAATGTAAAATTGATTTGTGGAAAGTTTGTGCTACTATATACATTACCAGAGGGCTGGTTAGTGGGGGCGAGTATCACTTTTTTCTTGGTGAATGCTTGAGGTCTATTCATTTTATATTATAATAATAAAATAAAATTTTTATTTTTTTATTATAATTTTTAATTTTAATTAATTTAATTGGCGATAGAGATACCAGTAGATGAAACAGTAACCGATCTTAAATGTTTAATAAAATGACAGAATAATTTATTACCAGACGAGGTATTATCAAAGTTAGCAAGTAGTGATAAATTACCACTTTCCATTAAGTTAAAATAATTACCAGTTCTTGCGAAGGCTCTACCAATAGCAAAGTTCATTGGAAGTCCTACTAAAGAAGATGTAGAATATCCGAAGGATTCATTAGCCTTAATTAATTCGGCAACTGCTTGTGTTTGTATTAATGGATTTTTAAATGAATATTTTTCAACTTTAACAGGTCTATATGGTGTTCTACCTATTTGAGAACCAAGATCATACTGATATGTAGTCATTCCAGTTTGAGTTAATCCAGTATTTAACGGAGCAGAAGTAGGATTACCAACTAATGATTTATCACCTAATTCAAATTGGTTATTTTGTGTAAGAGGAATAGAAAGAACACCTAACCCTCTTGTGATATTTGGTATAGAGATCATTTGAGAAGTAGGACCGAGAACATTTGTTAAATTAAAGAGAGAAGTTGTAACACTTTCTAAATCTAATTTATAACCACTTCCTCGTGCTAACGCCATATCAGAAGCAGCAACTCTCTCGTCCATCATAACCCGTTTAACATGATATTCTAAATTTTCTATTCTAAAATTAATAACACTACCAGCCCTTGTTCTTAATCCAGAACAATATGTAGGATCAGTAATATTAGCATAAGAGGCAGTAGTTGTTCCATTAACACGATCAGCCTGTTTTACAAATATATTATATCCAGCAGTAAAATTATACGATCTACCAGCCAAACCAGTTGAACCCACTTTACCACCACCAAGACTGGCGTATGTAGCATCATTTAATAAATTAGAAACAGGTTCATTATTTGGCTGGAAATAAACACGCATCAAGGAAGTCCCATTAGTTAGTGTAGATGTTTGAGAGCGAGAGAAACCAGTAATTAAACCTAAATTTTCCTGTGCGGTATTATCTGCTTTATTAATATAAAGCATATCACCAATACTAAATGGATTCATATCATTAGGTGTTTGACATTGTCCTAATTTAGCAGATGCTTTTGATTGACAATTTACAACTCTAAATGGTTGTCTAACACTACCATCACCATAATGCGACGCTGCTACCCCAGTAATACCACTCTCGGTTGGGTTCGCAACTGCTACATCTACATAATAAGGACTATCTTTGCTTCCTACTCTTAAAAGCCCCAGATTCATACCATTAGCACCAAATGAGAGAGTTGTAACAGTTCCCGCACCAACTTTTACATCAATTTGCCCGTTAGTTCCAACAGCATCATTGAAATTTGGGTAGCAAATACCACCAGCAGTGTTGGAAGTACAGAACCATTTAGCGGCGGTAATAGCACCACCCACAGTAACCGCCCCTACTAAAACCCAACCAACAGGATTAGGAGTTCCAGCAGCAAAAGCCTCATATACATTATTAGCAGTAAAAACACTTGTTCCCGCAAGTACAATAGTTAAATCTTGATCTGTATTAACATTTATAGGACCAGGACATAAACCATAACTACCAGTAGAGCCATCAGTTCCATTTGTGTTATTGCTATTATTTAAAACTCCTAAATCACCAGTAGTGAATTCTAATGCTCTTCGGTAATCTTCTGTCTCTAATTGTAGATGACAACCACCTAAAACATTAAGCGGTATAAATTTATCATTATTTAATAAATCAGTTTTCATAGTTGTAGATATTTGATTTGCTTTTGCTGTTTCTAATGGAACACTTAAAGTAGGAGCAACACCAGCGGAATTTGCGATATGAAACCATTGAGAGAGAGCATTATCAGTCCAGTAAAGATTATTATTAGGTGAATTATTAGGTTGGAGACCCTCAAACATAAGACGATTATTGTTAATCTGGTCTGTCTTCATACAGGTATATTGCTGTGCTACAAGAGTATTATAGTAGTCTGTCTCTTGAAGAATGTGCGAATTAGTAAGACCATCTCGTGCGGTGATTTTACGCCAGAAAGAATGGAAAGCAGCCGATGGAGAAGGGATAGGTCTCCCTCGCCCTTCCATGATTACATTACCTTGCATAAAGGATTGATTGGGTAAAAAATACTGAATATAATCAG